AACCCATCGGACGGTCAAGTTATACCTTTTGATCCTCTCACGAGGTCTGAGGTCGACGAAACCCAACGTGGGGACTCCATCTTCGAGATCCTTTGAAACAGTACTATTAGAAAGGGACCGTAGCCTATCGGCATACAATCCACCATCACCTAGGCGCTTCTTAGGACCGTGCGGTTTTAGGTACTTCACCTTATACCCGCGATCCAGTTTGAAGGAACAACCGTGGTTTGAAACACGGAAGAAACCATCGCCCTGTAGCCAATCCGGACCAAACGGTTTTAATTGTTTGAGCCGGTCAGGCATGTTACGAAGAACAGAGCTGTGAATACCGCCAAAAGCGCGTTTAAGACCAAGAATTTCGAACTCATCCCGGGCAATCCAGTCGAAAAGACGGTTTGCCATACGGATGTATTCTAGATCACAGTCAACGACTTGCTTTTGAATCGGTGGCGTGACATCTATCCCCTGAAAGTAGTGCTTACCGCACGACTCAAAGAAGGAACCGGTAATGAAACTTTTGGTTTCATTGACGGTAAATCCTAGGTCATCGAGTAAATCGATAACTTCGGACGCGATGTCTGCGCCAATCACAATATCATCACCGAAAATACCAACGGGCTTCTCCGACCCGGTAACCTCCTGGACAGCTTTGGAAACTGCCCAGAAAATTAACGACTCTAGTTCAAACGTGAAACCGTTACCCATAGATGAAAATTTATGGAACGCGTGTTCACCCCCGTCAAGCCGATAAGCAGGCGAGCGGAGCCGATTAAGGATTTGGAACATTGTCGGAGGACACAGAAGTTTCACAACCTCTATGCTGATGGTGTCACTTGCTTGACTTAGGTCGAGCGTAGCGAGACCTTGATAGTATGCATCCCGGGCCAATCTTTGGTTACCGGTTTGATCATCAAGATCGACACCATAACGCTTAAGACGGTCACGTAAATAACCACCGATTCCCTTCTGCAAATAAATATTTGCAGTCGGTTCGGCAGCTATAGTACGATCTGTCTTGGCGTCCTTGGGCACAGTTAGAACTCGTGAGTGTTCATCAAAATGAAAGCACGAGCGTAAGAGACTAGCCGGGCCCCATACATCCTGTTTAATCAAGTGTCGCATCCATTGGATGTTATCCTTGATAACAGCAGAGAAGTATGGTTCCGCGGCTGGTGTTACACTAACTGGGAACTGAGACATCTTATCTTCCCGACTGGAAAACGACCCCTTTAAAGAGGAAGTCGATCCAGGTCCCCACCCAGATGACCTGAAAAGCGAAGTAAACGACGGATGACCCCAAACAGACTCGATAAGTTGCTGGACACGATATAAGTATTGTGTTCCAGTCCGGGCTAACCGCCCGGTGGTTCGAGACTGCCTAAGGATGTCATTCATCACTTCGCATTTCTTCTCAGCTTGTCCGAAGCTGATTAGGGCTTGAGCCCGGAGATCAATTCCTGCATCCAACCCTTGGAATTTCCTAAGGTAGTGATAACAGGCATAATCCCGAGCAAAAGCACCAGGGTCACAATAATTCTTAGGGTCGATTGTTGCTTTGGCGAGCTCCAAAGGAGCATAGCGAAAGCGCAACCAAAGACCCAAAGAATAAGGACTATTACTGCGTCTGCAAAGGTCATGGAAGACCTCATGTGGTGTCATATCGTGCCTTAATAAAGGACTCACACTACCCCAAAAGGTAGGCGGTTGACGTGTTGAAGATTAGTACAGAGCCGTAAGGTTCTGAACAATGTCGACAACGTTGGAGTTCGCGAGAATATTCTTCGCGTAAGCGAGAACGTCCTTACGATCAGCCAAAGCGTCACGAGATGACAGGATAAACGAATGCTGTGAGCGGTCAACGTAGGCGACCTGCGGCGCTGGCGTAAAGCCAGACGACGAAGTACCCAACGTTTCCAACTGCGGAACAGCAAGCGTCAACTCCACGCGAGTAACGGTGTTTCTCGCCGACTGCCCAGCAACAACCTCGGCCTCACGCTTGGTACGAATACCGATGCGTGGATAACCGAGACTACTGGTAGCAGTGACGCGAGGACTTTGGTCCTCGAACCACCAGATGCCCGTTTTGACATCTTGTCCGAGCGGATTGAACGTGTGGTTCACGGGTGTGGTCTCGCCGTTAGCGAGAGTAATCGAAGCAACTGCAGGCATAAATGCCTCCTTAAGGTTAGTGACGTAAAAACGTCGTTAGTAGTGCCGCTGCGTTCAAAAGGCGGCCCGAGCCCAACTGCGGTGCAAACTTTGGAGATGGAATCTCCGGGTAAGCGTGCAGAATAACTCGGGACATGCCCCTTTCACTGCCATAGGCGGTGTATGAACCCGTCCAACTATTAAAGAAATTAGTTGGATCGTTGAATGGTTGCCCATTAGCCCCATTTCGGGAACTAGCTCTGGTGAACATCAACTGCCATGAGGCAGTCTCGTAACCCCAGCGAAAGTACCTTCCAAAGACCATACGGGTTTCCATGTTGCGCAAATAGTCACCGACGTTGAAAAACCAATCGGCGACGAAGCTCCACGGAAGCAGCTCCCACGCGATCGACACAGGATTAAGTGACGACCAACGTGCTTTCTGCGCAAGG